TGATTTGTATATTTCCAAACCTTCATCCGTTTTGAAGAATGCTGCCATAGCTGAGTATGGATGCTCATCAAAAGGAACTGTCATGAATTTTTTGTTATTTGAACCCCAAACAAAAGTTCTTTGGTCTTCTAATAATTTAATTACTCCAGCTTCTGTGGCTTGAATAGCAAAGTTTCTTAACATTACGTTTTCATCATTAGCTAGATCTAAAAACAAACTTGGATTTTCTTTAGCGAAAAACATAAGGTCTCTTTTTATTTCTTTACTTTTCATTTTAGAAACTTCTGAACCTACTTCAACTCTAAGTATAGCTTCCATTTGATCTATATCCATAGATCTTGCAGCTACTAAAGCATCTATCTCTAGTTCAATATCATCAAGTTCGTCTATCGCAATAGCAACAGGGTTGAACTCGTAATATTTTTTGTTTAAACCAGGATGATAAAGAGAAAGCAGTTTTTGTAAATTTTGAAGTCTTTTTGAAACTTTTAATTCACCATTAATAAACATAATGTGACCAAGAGTTGCTTCTCCTTTTTGCTCATCTTTAAATGGTGAAGCTTGGTTTGTTGCATATCTTAATTCTCTTTGCTCACCTGTTTTTTCATCAAAAAACAATAAGTTAGATCTGTGATGGTGAGCGCTTTGAATTGTGTATGTTAAAGGTCTTCTTCTATCGTTTAATAGATATATTCTATCCTTTATTTCCCACTTAGGAGTTTTATTTTCCTTTTGTGGTGTTTTTTCCACGTGTTGTGGAGTTTCAATTTCTTGAGGTGCTACCTCAATATTTTTAGCTGTAGCTTTTTTAGCCATGATATAATAAGATTAAATAGTTTAAAAAAGTAAAGATTACCCCCAGCAATAGCCAGGGGTAAAAATTACAGTGATTGCGTTTATTATGCTCCAGTGAAAATAACAAAGTTGTTTGCACCTTGAACACAAAGACATCTCTCAGACAAGAAATGAACTTGCATAGCGTCTAGATCAGAAGTATAAGCTCCTCCAACAGATCCAGTCAACCAAGACTTCATGCGACGGTCATCAGCTTGAGAAGCGCGATAACGTACGTGTAGGAATGGTCGGCGAATGTTAGTGCCTAAAGTTTGATCGTAAACAGTAGAAGTTCCAGCAGGAACTAATACTCCCTCAATTGGGTTGATAGTTGCGGCTCCACCAGCGGCTACTAAACCACCACGTGTAGATGCATCGTTAAGATACTTCCAGTCAGTTTTATAGAAGTCGTAAGAACCTCTTCGGAAACCTGTGAAACCTAAGTTTAAGGCCATGTCTTCAGAGTTCTCAAACAAACCATAAGCTGTTCCACCATTTGCTCCTGCAGATAATCCAGCAAGCATGTCGTCAAGCTCTAATGAAAGACCTCTGTTAACGAATAACATATTCTCTTCAATAGCTCCTTGAGTATCAAGGTTCTTAAGAATCTTGTCAAACTCAGCTAGAGTTCCACCAAATTCGTTTTGAACATTACCTCTTGACTTAATAGCAGAGAAAAGACCATCAGTACCTTTCTTAGTAGCAATTGCAGCAGAACCAGCAACAGCTAATTCTCCCTCAACAACAGACATTTCCAAGTAGTCTTCAAAACGTAGTCGTGTCTCAGACTCAGCTTTTAAGTACCACAAGTATCCGCTTGTTCCGTCTTCAGTAGCAACTTCTACCCAACCAATCTGTGCAGTGTCAGATCCGGAGATTTGATACTTAGACTTGATAATGATAGGTGAGTTACTAAATTGAGTGAAAGAAGGAGTAATAGACTCTGCAGAAGCATCGCCAAGTCCTTTTCCATATTCAGAACCGTAAACAAAGATCTTAAGATCTGTACGTGCTCCAGCTCCCAAACCACCTGCGTTTGCAGCTGCAGATAAAGCAGCAGCAGCATAAGGTGCAACTGTAATAGTAGCATCAGCTCCTCCTACAACACCTGCAGTTTTAGCAGTTACAACAGCTGTACATTCAGTTCCGTTAGTTGGGTCCATAACAACAATTGTGTCATTTACTCCAATAACGTTAGTGATAGTAGCTGTAACGTTGAAAGATAAAACATTAATAGGATTACCAGCTGCCATGATAACGTTATCATAAGCAATGTGTAATCTGTTTTGCTCCGACCAAACAACTTGGTCAGATGTCATTGGCATTTCAGCTCCAACCATACGTAAGAAACCAGAAAGAGTTCTGTTTCCGTAACGCTCTACTTCTTGTTCGTAGATCTCAGGTAGGTACTGTTGTGCGAAATCATTTGTGCCATCTGTGAAACTAAGGTAGTTAGTTTCAAGGGCTTGTAATTTTTGGCTAGGGACTATTGATCCAAAAGCCGGCGTTAATGAACTTGCCATAATTTATATAGTTTTAAATTTTGATTTTTTTAATTTTAAGTTTTGAAGAATCATTTGCGTCATTGCCTAAAACTTTTACTTTAATCCCATTTTTAAACCCATCAGTTTGTGCAACTGGTCTTGAGTCCGCGCTTGGGTTTTTAGATCCATCGACTACCTCTCGGACTGCGTCGGCTTTTCCTTGTTCGTAAAAATGATTAGCAATAGTATCTACATTCTCAGCAGCATAAATAGCTTTGTGATAACCTTTAGAATCTTTTACCTTACCCTCGTTGTCAAAGAACTTCCCGACTAGGTTTGTGATATTAGACTGTTTATCAGCTAGTTTTTCTGGATTTTGTACACCATACCTGAATTTCTTTTCTCCTACCTTAAAATCAAAACCTTTGAAATCTGATTTGAAAAGTTCACTTGTCTGTTGTTTAAAATCATTATGATTCTGAGTTGCAGTCTCCTGCTCCTTCGTATAGCGATCGAAAAATTCCATAGCTTTTTGTTGCTCTTGAGTTACGCCGGGTCTCAACTTGATATCGTCGTAGTATTTACTCTTAGCGCTTTCCAAAAAGTTTTTGGCTTTTGCAACCTCTTCTTTTATTGCGAGTTTCTTTTTGCGGATGTCTCGCTCCTCATCTAGTTCTTCATCAAATGAAAAAGAATCTTCCATAAGGAAATTTACTTCTTCAATGTTTAAATGCGGTTTTGTCTGCTTATAGTATTCTCTCAACAATGTATTATTGTCAACATTTGAATAATCAGCATTGAGCCGCACATAATCTTCTATGCTTCCACCCGTCTCTTCCATGAAAGAAACAAGCTTTTCAATATTTTCTGGTAAAGGCTTACCTGTTTCTTCAGCTTGCTTTTTAGCTTCTTTAACTTCTTGCTTTACTTCTTGTACCTCTTCATCGGTTATTTCTTCAAGAACTGATTTTTCATCTTGAACGGATTCCCGTACTTCTTCAACCACTTCTTCGCTACTTGTACCGTCTTCTTGTTCTTCGACAGCAACATCGCTTGCATTTGTTTCTCCGATTTGAACGGCATTGTCTTCTTTTTTATCTTCTGTAGGTATAACTACTTTAGTTACTTCTTCCTGTTTAACCTCTTCTTTAGGTTTTGATAAATCAACTTTTATAACTTCTTCAGTTTTATTTAGTTTTTTCATCTTAGGCTTAGACTTTATTTTAAAGTCGCCTTCTTGCTTTACTGTTTCTGACATAATATAATATAATTAAATAAATAAAAGATTTATTTAGGCCCTAATGAACCTAAATCAAATCCACTTAAATCATCATTACCATCTGACTCAAAGTTAATAGGTAATAAATCATTTTTTCTTTGGTCAATCATTTCTGATTGCTGTGTTCCTTGTATTCTTGTTCTTTGATCTTTACGATCTTCTATTTCTTTTTCTCTCTTTGTTTCAACACCAGCTCTAGCTTTTGCTAATTCCATTTGGTAATTAAACTCTTCAGCCATTAGCTCTCTTTTTATTTGAGCTTCGTTTTGCATCCTCTGTATTTCAAACTGAGATTTAGCTTGTTCAATACTTACTTTCTCCTGAGTTAAAGCTTGTTGCTTTTGTACTTCAGCCATAGCTGCAGCTTCTGAAGCTTGCGCATTTGCTTGGGCTTGAGCTTGTATATTTTGTTGAGCAGCAGCTTGCTCTCTTTGTAGTTTTTGAGATTGTCTAAGCTTTAGGTATTGATTAGCTAACTTTATGTTGTTTATTTCTCTAATATCTATAGCGTCTGATAAAGCTATAGCTCCAGACTTTAAAGCTACCTGAACATTTTGTTCAAGTTTTGCTTTTTCTTCTTCTTCAGGTTCAAGTTCTAAATAAATACCAAAATCATGTATTTGTAAATTCATTAACTCTTCCAACGTTCTTGTATTAAAAGTACTTATAGAGTTCATTAAAGCGTTTCTATTTAAAGGGTGCTTTATAATATCAGCAGTTTTTAAACTTATATTCTCACAAGTTCTCAAACCTATATACAACAATGAGTCTATTAAGTGCCTAGTGGCAACATTTGAAGCATTAGCTGCTAACTTTTGCAAACCAACTAACGAATCTTTATTTGGCATACTACCGTCTCTAGCTTCGTTTAATCCAGTGACGTCGCGTATCATTTGTAAATAATATTGATACGTTCCTATTAAGCTTTGAATTTTAGCTTGACCAGATGATGATGTTAATTCTGAAACAGGTACTTTACCTGGATTCATACCGCCTTCTTGAGTAAGAGATCTACCAACTATAGAACCTGTTTGGAAGTACATGTTTAAAGCTTCAGCTGGATTATAATTTGTCCCATTACCTAAATCAACTTCTGCTAAACCATCCATATCTAAGAAAACGCCATCAGGTACTAACCTAGACATTACTTGCTGTAGCTTTAAATGAGTAAGCTGTATCATATCAGCAAATCCAGTTATTTTACCTACTAATGATTCAATGCGACCTTTATAAATTCTAGGTGCAGAAATACAATAGTTCATTTTAACTTTAGTAGTATCAGCATAAGGCCTAGTCATATTTTCAGCAAGCTTCCACTCTAACATGTAGTTATTACCTAAAACTTTAGCACCAGTGTATAATACTTCAATTGTTCTAGTTACAACATCATAATTATCGCTAGGTGGTGGATTAAAACCGTCAGGCTTTATTAAAGCTTTTTCAAGACCTTGATCTGTTTTCTTTATTTTAAATACTTGATTATGATATGTCTTGTATTCAAAGTACATCACTTGTACTGTGTTTTCATCATAATTACCCCAACCTGTTATATACTGAGAATTACCAGGCATTTTTTGTATTCTTAGTAATTCTTCTTCTGGTATATCAGGATATTGCTTTTTTAATTCAGGTATTGTGATAGATTTTACTTCACCAACATAATATATGTTTTCAAAATTAGGATCTTCAGTATAAGAATAAACCATATAAGAAGGATCTACATAGTCTATTGTTATTCCTTCAGTTTTATTAAAATTAGTTTTACAAGCTCCAATACCTAATACTGTTAAATCATAAGCTAATCTTCGCTTAGTTTCGTTGTATTTGTTTTTTGCTAAAACATTATTAATAACTTCTTCTTCTGCAATTTCAACTTGTTGCTTAAAGTTCATTTGCATATAAAGATCTAATTCTTCTTTACTTGCTGGTAAAGCTTCTGGATTTGTAGTGTTAAATAAATCTATACCAAGTTCCTTAAACTCTGTTAATACCTGCTTTGAATTTATATCTCTTAATAAAGCTTGAGAGTATTTACTTTTTTCTTGTGTAGAATAAGGGTCTTGTGCAACTGTACTTATTTCATAATCTTTATCAGACATACCGTTTACTACTATATCTACAAATTTAGATATAACATTAACAGGTTTCCAGTCTAAGTTTAAATAAGATAAGTCACCATTTATTGACATTTCATCTTTATACTTAGCTATTGATTGTTCTCCTCTTGCATATAACCTTAATTGATGAAAATTACTATAAGCTTGTGCGTATCTGTTCCCTGATCTTCCTTCTTGAAACCACTCTCCTTCTATAGCTCTACCTACTTGAATACCATAGTCTAAGCTTGCTTTTTCTTCATCACTAACCACTTGGCTAGGAAAAGAGCTATTTGTATTAGTT